AGTACCAAGCATTGTTTCTGTATATGGACGAGCATACTCAGGAATGTTGGTGTTTTGAACGTTAGTTTGAGTAGGAGCAGAAGAGCCTCCACCAGAACCACCACCCATAAAAGGTGTGCGTTTACCGTCGTACCAGCCGTGGTGTTTGTTGAAATATCTTAAGATACTCATAGCTTAGTTTCCATAATAATGTGGCGTTCTTCCATACCAACCTGTTTATACAGTCTAGCCGCAGATTCTCTAGCAGCGCACTGAACTCTTGTAGCCCCATTCGCCTTTATAAAGCTACAAACCTGCCCATATACATCTTCGTTAACAATCGCTTTACCAGCCGTTGCAGTAATAAATCCAACACGATAATTAGGCATATTATAAAAGCTAATAGATGCCACACCGTGAATATTGTTTTCTTCGTCCGTTGCTACTAATAATACCCAGGAACCATTAGCCAGTAAACCTTTAATCTGGTCTAAAGTATAGTCTCCAGTATCGTATTTATTCGCTTTTGCAAACAAATCTTCAACCAAAGGCCATGTCTGGTGGACATACTGCGTACCTACTGGTTGAACTGTTAGCTTCATTAAGCAGCCATAAATTTGGCTGGTTTGATCTGCTTACCTTGCTTTGAATTACCTGTACGAGCCTTACGTACTCGGTTCATCATTGCGTAGAGTTGCTTAGCCCCTGCATCAGTAGAGCCATTACCAAGGTGAGACACAACATCAGCAGGCACCACAAACTCGCCATCAGCCAAACGGGCAGGTTGTTTACCAGCAATCGTAGCTGGGATATTGTCAGACATACCATCGCCAGGACCTTTCAACATACGACCGCCATCGGAGTAGCTACCTAAATGCCCACCCGCTGCATAATTTTCATTGGGAGTTTTACGTACTTTATTAAGGGCAAGCATAGCGTTGTAATCACCTGCTTGGGCTTTAGCCATAACTGAAGCCATATCTCCACCTTGAGCTGCTGATGTATAGGCATCAATAGCTGCCATATCTTTATTACCAGCAGTTCCGCCTTTAGCTAAATTTTGTTCAGCCATTTGACCGTAAACGTCTTGCAAACCTGCTTTAGTCATACCTTGTAAACCAATAGCGTCCATTTGTTCTTTCGTCAACATGCGTTTTTTGCCTGCTTGACCTAGTGCTGCAATACCCTGATCTGCCATTGTTTGTGCCCCAGCACCTGTACCAGCGCTTGGTAGCCCCATACCCATAGCTGCGTTACCCAAACCACCATTAGCGAAACGGGCAATACCACCTTTAGCCATCATAACCCCTGTATATGGGTCAGTTTTAGCGTCGTAGTCTGAATTAATAACTTCAGCGCTTGTAGGCATCTGGGTTGGAGTAGCAAAATTTGTATGCTCTTGCTGGCTTTGTGGGAACATGTTTCCCTGTCCACCCAATGTATTTTGACTCATTTGTTGAACAGGCATACCACCCTGCGCTAACTTCATAATGCCACCCTCAGCTGCGTAGGTAGGGCGGTAAACACTTTCGGGTGCATAAGTTGGGGTAGACGCTGTAAACTTATCTGGATCGTATTTGAGTTTATTTAAGTTACCACCAGAATAACTAGTGCTGGAAGAAGGGGGCATACCGTATTTGTCTCTTTCGGCTTGCATTGCCCCACCAATACCCGTAGTAGCCGCAGTCATACCGAGCTGAGTATTAGAAAGGTATCCAGGAGTGCCAGCAGCTTGACCAAATATATTAGTAGCAGGAGGCGCAGATGCTCCATAACCAGCAGGTAGCGCAGAACCTTGAGCAATACCTAAATTAGAAGCACTATTAGCAGCAAAACCACCGCCAGCATTTGCAGCAGTTATACCCGAACCAGCCCCAGCTCCCATGCCAGAACCAACAGTAGCTCCAGTAGGTGCCGCTATACTTCCAAAACCAGCCCCAGTACCAGAACCTGCGGTTAAACCAAAACCACCAGCTGTACTAGAACCACTAATACCTGCGCCTAATTGAGTTGCACTAGTAACACCTTGACCCGCACCACCAAAAATGCTTCCTGTAGTAGAACCAGCGCCAGAACCAGCCAAAGCATTGGCGGTAGGAGTAACTGCAGTACCAGCACCAGCCCCACCACTTGCGCCAGCAGCGGCTCCACCAGTACCACCTTCAACGGCTCCAGCTCCAGCGCCAGCACCAGCGCCTCCTAGACCGCCGCCTACGGCACCCATAGCGCCGCCCATTAAAGCACCTTTAAGTGGGTCTCCGCCTTGAATAGCCGCACCAGCCCCGCCAGCAGTAGCACCTACTGCGGCTCCAATTAACATTGCCTCGCCTACGCCACCACCAGCCATATGGCCTCCTTAAATACGTATTTATTGAAGTTTATCATTTAAACTACCGTTCCACTAGCGTTTATCCAATTGGTTCCGTTCCACCAAATAGGTCTATTAAGAGTACTATCAAAATAAAACTGCCCTATAGGTAAAGGTGTTTGTACGCTATCTATTGGTCTATCAGCAGTGGCACCCGATAATGGGATAGAAGCAGCTTGGGTAAAGTTATCCACAGCCGTAAAATAAAGGCGCATAACGTTGGTTAGCTGGTCAACATAACGCTGGTCATAGTCTACTGGCCCAACAGGTAAGTTAGGTGCTTTTGTAGCCCGTAAGGGTGCATTTTTAACTGCCATTATCTGCGCCCATCGTTACGAATATCAATACGTGGGCTACCTAACTGCCAAGCCACACCTAAAGTATTTGACTCAATACGGAACGCTAACTGACGTCCACGCAGTCGTGTATACACCTGCCCAGTAAATTCTTGGACACTATAGACACCAGAAACCCCATAATTATCTGCACTTACCACATCTGGGCTGTCTGCAGTACCGTAAGGGGTACCCGAGTTTTGACGTGGTTTAACCGTCATAGTTACTTGTGGGTTATTTATATTAGAACCGTTAAAGTTTACGTCAGGCAATATGCGCCATACAAACCCAAAGTTATGCCCGTCGCTAATGTCAAAATCCGAAGATTGTACGTACGAATCAATAGGTACTGGAGTTAAGCCAGACACGTCATCAACTGCGCTTTCGTGGTACAAAATGCGATTATTGTAATCGGCTGCCATAGGATACTGGCGGATACCTGAATCAAGCCAAGCAGAGCGAGCCATAGTGCCGTAATACCATACACGGTCAAGGTAGTTATAGATAACATATTTATCCACCTGGTTTGAGTTAGTAGAGCAATAGAACCACCAAATTTCATTGTAAGCCTCATTACTGCCGCAAAATACTTGGAACGCTTGGTCTTTATTAATGTCATTAAAAATGTACTGGCGCAATGAACAAGGTAATGTTTCAACCCGACCAGAATACATATAGAACTTATCTGTGCCCATCCAGTAAGTTACGTTGTTAACCGTAATCATGGCATTAGGAGACATAACAGATATGTTATCCATCAAAATGTTAAAGCCCCAAACATAGGGAGGCCCTAAGTACTGCATAGAATACAAAGCAGAATCGGTCCAAACCAAAATCTCTTGGCGAGTAGCCCTAGCTTGCATAATGAACGAACCGTTAGATAAGCGGAATTCACCTGCTTGATTAGTTACTTCTGGCACCCATTGGTATGGATTTTCTTGATCTGACCAACGTACAAGCATAGGATCAAACGCTGTTTCAGAATCAAGTGGGTCGTAAGAATTGGCGCCCATTGCAAAAATAAAACGCTGAATAGCAGATGAAACTACTTGATATGTCGCATTTGGCACAAAGGTTCCATCAAACCCTGCCGCAGTAGCTTGTGTTGCTAAAGGCTGCGCTCTAGTTGTTAATCCACCAGCAATAGAGCTTGGGTAGGTTTCGCCCTGCGGAAGCCAATAATAAATAGCGCCACCACGAGGGGCTATAAAAAGCTGTTCGCCGTAGTTATCATTAGACCAAAGACGCAATTGCTGCCCAATACCAGCACCTGTATATGCGGAACCCCAGCCACCACGACCCCATGGTCCAACACCCCAGCCAGTACCTACAGAATAAACGGATAGGCCAATAGGAACTTCATAGGAAATTGTTACTGTAGCGCCTCCCTTACTTGTATCGGAAGAATTAGCTACTACTGGGGCTACGCTAATGGTGTACGCTGTCGTGTTAATAACTGAAGTAACAACAAACTCGGTATTTAGTACCGGTGCAGTGACGTTGCCACCTAAGCTAGTTGCTCCAGAAATAACAATATAATCACCCACTGCAGGGTTATAGCTACCATCTACCACAGTAATAGAGGAGGAATTTGCAGTGGCAGTAAAAGGTCCAGCAGCTGCTCCAACAGCTGTATTAATTGTTGAGAATGGGGTTACATCGTTATAAGTGCCGCCCTGTTCTATATAGTATTTAATGTTTGTACCGACCCCAAGTAAATTGGAGTTGTTTAAAGTAGCCCAGTTCCATAAAGAACGGCAGATACCTAAAAAGGTACTATTTGAAAGGCGAGTCCACCCACCAATCTTCTCAGGAAAGCCAGAACGAAAACGAATT